GGTGATTCCAATTGTGTTGGTTTTTCTCGTGTTGGAAATGATTGTTGGTTTAAAGATAAATCAAGTCCTAATTTCCTTAAATCTCCTGGGGTTTCGATAAGTATATTAAAATCTCGCGATATTTCTCATATTAGTAATACTACAAAAACACCCGCAACACCACTAAAAATATTGCAAACAAATTGGCAATGTGTTCCAGGTTTTGATTATCCAGTCAGTTTAGATGTGAATGGTGATGTTCAATGTATGTCTGCTGATGCAAAGAATTGTATTCCTGGAGGTTGTGCAAAGAATTTAGCATCTCAACCATCACCTATTAAACCATTAGTATGTGGAGAACCGTATAAAGCCATCTATGGTTCAACAGGTTATGATAATGCAGGACATTGGTGTAATACAACAAAACCAACACTATCAGCAAAATAAATTATATTTAATTATTGTAAAATTTAATATTTATTAAATTTTTCATTTACATAAACTTCTTTTCATTAGTCATATCATTTATAACTGTTTGTGTTAATTGATATGAATCATATTGTGCTGGTGATGGAATTTCTCTATATTTTTGTTTAACAAAATCATCACTTCCATCAATTCTTTCTTGCATAACTTTTTGACGCATATTATATTTCTTTTTCATTTCTGTTAAAATAATATCACCCGATAACATATTATGATTGCTTCTATTAAGACTATCGAAATAATAAAAGTCATCAGTTTCCTGTCTATCAGCCCCTAATCCCTGTTCTGTTAAATATCCTAAAATATCAATAGTTTCAATAATAATTTTTCTTCCATCCAAATCTTTCGGTAAAACAAATGAAAGTTGAACGACTAATTTATCTTTAACTTTATCTTTTTGTAGTACTAATTGACATGTGTATTTGATTTCTTTTTCAATTTCGTATTTAGTAATATCTGAAAAATTAACTAATGAAACATGTGTATTCATTTTTGGTTTAGTATAAAGAGAAGTCGGTAATCCCAATAGTTTTTGTACTTTTTCCCAACCCGACTCAACCGTATGTTCTGGAACAACTTCGTCCCAACCAGAATTAGCAGTATGTATTAATGGAACATTTGTTTTAATATCATCATTAACTTCTTCAATAAATTCTTCAAGAATTTCACCAATTAATTTTGTATCCGCATTTTGTGAAATTTTGCACGGAACATTGTTAATATTAAATATTTGTCTTTGAGTTGGTGCGAGATCATTGAATGCCGAAGCTACATCCATAAAATCAGCATGAAATTTGGCTTCAATGAAATTGGGATTAATTTTTTGTCGGGGTGTTGGTGTTGGTTTAATATTTGGAATATCTTCCATTACTATTAATGGTTCAACATCTGGAACAGGTTTATTTTTATACATTATTAAACCAGTAACAAATAAAATAACTAAAATTAATATAATTGATAGTTTATCCATCTCTCCTATAATATATTGTATCATCATAAAAAAATTTCATTATTGAAAATAGATTTTATAATATTTTTATCAATATTATAAAAAATTTAATATTCAAATTTGTCTGTAATAGTTTGTTCCCATTTAGATGGTTGAATTCTAGATAAATCTCTATCGACATGTGTTTCATCATAATAATCTTCCATATCAACATGTCCATCCATATCATATCCTTCATTTTCTGCTTTAGCTTCTTCATCCGCTTCCTGTTCTTCCTTTGATTTAACATCATCAGGATCTTGATATTCTCCATAAAGTCCAACTGTATATTCATCCATTCCAAAACCTTCAATTTCTCTGAAATATTCACTACTTTCTAAAATAGATTTAAATCGTTGTATCTCTTTATTTGATTTATAATAATCATCATTATATGTCTTGAACATAATATTAATAAATTCAATGATGAACAATGTTAAATTTTCTTTAATGAATTTATTTTTATTCATTTCAATTAATTTAGTTAAATTGGAAATGAAATAATATAAAATCAGATTTCCAGAATAATCGCTATCATGAACATCATCTAACGATAACAAATTATTTTTAGTATCAATATTTATTTGTTTAATTTTTTCTTGATAATGAATGTGTTTAATAATCAATTGCCAACGTTTGAATATTTTAAAGTCTTCTAATTTAGTGATAACTCCCATTAATTTACGATTGTATTTTTCAACTTCAAATAAATAATTATTCTCCTCTTCCGGCTCAGTTGATTTTTCTTGTTTCTTATTATTTTTAATCATATTCAAATAAACTAAAAATTTATAAATAATATTTCCAATATTTTCAATTCTTTCACGACTAGAATTACCGATAACTTCCAAAATATTTTTATTTGTACTAACATCGATAAAAATATTTGAATTTCCTAGGTATTTAATTTGATTTTCCAATGAATATTCAATTCTGATTTGATTTTCCGTTTTCTTACTAACAATAAAATCTTTATTGAATTCTTTATAACCTAAAAGAATATGAGAATACATATCATAAAATACTTCAATCTTAGCAGTTGAACCAGCATAATATGAAATAACATCTTTTTTGAAAAATGAATGATTCTTCTTAAATGAAATATTTTTACTGTGTTCATTAACAGTCATTGGTGGTTCTACTGGGTATCCTAAATGATTATGATCTATAATATATGTATCTTCCTTCAATTTAATTGTTTTATCATCAATCTTGATACTATCACCGACAATGTTTTGCAACAAAGATATGAAATTTTCAATAAATTTATAATAATCGTCACGATGTGTTTTACTTTCAACATATTTTTCTTTCAATTTACCGATAATATTTTTAATGAATTCATCATATTTTTTCTTCTTTGTTGCATCTTCTTCTCGGAAAAGAAGTTGTGGTTTTGATATTTTTTCTTCTAGTTTTTCAAGATCTTTATATGGAACATAATCATCCAATTTATAACCACAACGAAGACATATTTGTACTGATTCACTGTTCATTCCAGTTTTTTTCTCAAATGAATGTAAATCTCCAGTTAAACAATAAATATCTCTCAATTTTTCTAAATATCTTAAATTAATATTTTCAACAATTTTTTTAGTTAAATCTTTATCATATTTCTGTTCACTTAATACAACACTACATCTTTCACATTTCATTGTCTTACCTTCTGGATTCCAAACATGGAAAGCTCCTGTATTACAATATAATAAATTGGAAACATCAACAACTGTTGCGATTAATTGTTTTTCTTTTGTGAAATATTTTGCTGAATGATATTTGTAATAATCTGAATCACCTAATTTCATTGTTTCATATGGATTATTTAATTCCATTGGTTTTACTTTCTCTTTCTCAATTATTTTTTCGTAATCTGGTAATGGTAGATTATCATACTTTAGTTTTTTCATGATTTCACTACTAGAAAAAAGTGTTTCTAATTTTTTATGGAATTTTGAATTAACAATTTCAAATATATGTTTATCTTTATTTTCTTCAGCATTTTCCAAGATACAATTAATCATATCAATTAAAGTTTGAACCATAATCTTTTGCTTCTCTGGATTAACTTTTTTCTTAGTAACAGTTTCATCTGATTCATGGTACCACATTGGATATTTTGATAATATACAGGTCATTACATAAATGATATAACACATGACAGGATATTCCTCAACATTTCTAACATCTCCATTATCATTAATTCTTAATTTTAGTCCACCGAATACTAATTTTCCGAATTTAACAAATGAATTATAATTACATACTTTATCACTGGAAATGAAAGCAATATGACTTTCTCCTAATTCAATTAAAATCAAAAACATTAGATATGTTAAAATATTATTATTTTTCACATATTTGTAATAATCTTTTTCTTTTCCAGGTGTGTATAAAAAGATACTATTGTCTAATTCAAAAGCGAATAGATTTGATAAATCACGATTAATTCCATATACTTTTGATGCATTAATGTTTCTTTCTTTGAAATTTTTCTTTAAGATTGTATTGTTCATCAAAATTAAATCAATAGCATTTTTAACAATTGCTGTGCGATTAATTTTTTGTGTCGTAGCAGAACCAGCTAAATATGGAATATTAACATTTTCTGCTATCTTATTAATTAAACTGTCGATGTTGCGAATAACTACATTATATCTTCGATATTCTGGTAAATCTTCTAGTGAAATATGCATTGGTGTACTGTATGGAATAAACTTTTGAGATGCTTCATCATATGTTCCATCAGCCACATATTTCTTAATATCTAATAATGACCCACAACTCTTACATATATAATCCATATCTTCATTTTCATAAACAAATGTTTGCATGAAATCATACATTAAATCCATAAATTTCACACTACTGTTTTTCTTTTGGTCCATTAAATTTACCCATGTAATATAATGTTGACATACTACATTAACTACTTTCTCATTTGTTGATAAAGTTGCCGGTTTTTTATCATATGATATTTTTAGTTGTAATACTGTTTCTTCTTTCTTAATTGGAATATATGGTAATTTCAATGTATCGCCGAATAATCCATAAATAATATCTTCTTTCTTATCATAGATTGGATCATATTTTTCATAAACCTTGTGAAAAACAACTTTTAATATTTCAATATATCTACTATCATTCTCAGAAATTTGTAACGTATTATTCATGATAGTTTTAATGATTTGGAAAGATTTAAATAATGATAATTCTTTGTGTTTCTTTAATACATTAATAATTTTTTGATAAACAAAATTAATTATTTCATCGTATAAATTTCCACATATAAATTTATTTTTTTCTGATTGATTAGCTTTTTCTAATCTTTCATATGTTTGAATATTTGAACCATCTGTTTCTAAATTAAATAACCATAATGAAACATCAGTTTTTCCTGTTTCAATATATTTTTGAATATTAATAAGAAACTCTGAAATTCCATTTGTCATTCTTTTTATTTGTTTTACTTTCATACATTCCAATGGTATCTTGGAGGGATTAAGAAGGAAGCCTACAATATTAACTTGTTGTTCAGTACTACCGATTCTAATTTGTATTTGGTCTTTTGCATTTCTACTATCAGTAAATGAAACTGAACGAACCACAGTTTTTGTTTTATCAAATATTAAAGGAAACCCATATTTATTAAAATGTTTGAAATTGATGTAGGGATACTTTCTATAGTTAATCAATTCATCATTGAGATTAATTTCACCAGCTTTGGTTTGATATTTACTCATTTTATTAATTATATTTAAATCCTCATTTTCATTACATGTTACTGCTAATCTATTTGATAGTGGATTATAAATGTGTGGCATTGATTTTGCATCTGAATTGGTTTCATTATAAAAATTTTCAACATCAGAAATTTTATCAAGAATATATTTGATTTTATTTTCTTCTCTGAAATTCTTTTCCTTCTTGACATCATATTTTTCACCATCATTATGAAATAATAAAAATTCTTCTGATACTGGAACTAAAAATCCACTATTAATTAAATCAGATATTTTGTTTTCAACCATTTTAATTTCTCTTTGCTGATAAACTAATTCACTTTTATTAATAATATCAAAAATATTTTTAGCAACTCCGTGTTCAATATCTTCTTGAGATAACATTGATTCAATTTCCACAATATCAATACTTTTCTCTAACGGGACAACAATATCAATATAAATTGATTCTCCAAATTCCATATTTTCTGTTTCCAATAATTTTAAAATTGTATTTTTATCATCAATCAAATATAGTTTCTGTAATAAACAAAATTTTATGATTACATGATCTTTTTTCTTCTCGTTTTTTTCCTGTTTTAATTTATTCATAAATGTATCATAAGTTTCTTCTCCAATTTCTTGAATAAATTTTAGCATTTCCTCATTTTTAACTTCAGTTTTCTTTTTCTGAACCTCATTAATATCGTGAATTGTTCTAACTATTTCTGTTAATTTGAAAATATTTGAATTGGTTTCACTTGTAAAAAAATCATCAACATTATATAATTGTTTATCGTACAATTTCGATATTTCAATTATATTATTTTTAAAAACATCAATTCTTTCAGTGTAATGGTAACCAATTAAAATAAAAGAATAATAAAAAATATATTTGTATATGGTATTAACAATAAATTTTAAATTATGTTCATCTTTTATATTTTTCTTAATATCTTTTAAATCGATGGTTTTCAAATAATTATTAATACCATCGAGGAGTATTTTTTGTTTTTCCACAAAATTACTCATTTTAAAAAAGGAAGAAAGTTTATTTTCTTTAAAAAAATCATCTAAAGCATTATCTAATAACGTATCTATAGAATTAATAGACATATCTAAAAATATATAATAACCAGTGAAAATATTATATGTCGTATAAATTCATTCAAGTCTTATAAATGTGGATGTATATATTGGTAAAAAAAATGAAATTTAAACTGTTAATAATATAAAGAAATAATAACTATTATAACCATATAATATGTCTTACAATTTTAGCACTCTCGTCACCGGAGTATCAAACGTTGAGGAATTAAAGAATCGTATTGTTCTCTTCAATGAGGAGAACAAACCTTCCGATGAAGAAACGAAAGTTTTTCCAAAATTAAACTTTAAAGAAGATGAAAATCATGTCATTATATTTAGTGAAAATAATAATAGAACTACTAATGATATTGATAATTCAATCAAAAGTTTAATTTTCGATAAGCACACATTAACTCCAGTTGTAACACAATTCAATAAGCTAATTTACAATCAGGAAGCAACTGAATTTCTTAAAGATAAAGAATGGAGTGACATTAAAATTAAATACTGTTATGAAGGAACAATGATTCTTGTTTTCCATTCCAATGGAAATTGGAATGTATGCACCCGTAAATGTCTAGATGCTAAGAAATCATACTGGATTAAGGATTTATCATACTATGATCTATTTATGGAATCAATAGATGGTAAATTCACACTCGATGAATTGGATCAAAGATACTGTTATCATTTTATCCTACTTCATCATAAGAATAGAAACATCGTAGATTATTCTAGACTTGGCAAACAATACAAGACAGTAGCACTTGCGATGACAACTGAAAAATATACATTTAATGTTGTACAATACACGATTAATGAAAATATCATTTATCCTCGTATTGTCAATTTTAACAATTTATCAGAAGTCTTGAAAGATCTTGAAGATATTTCTGATGGAGATAAAAACACTAATCATATTTCAACTGAAGGTTTTATTCTTGAATATTATCAAGATGGTTGCATGACACTTCTAAAGTTACAAACACCAATTTATCAAACAATTTCAGCGATGAAACCAAATGTTAGTAATTTAGAAGCAATGTTTCTTGAATTATATCAGAAGGATCAATTGAGAGATATTATCCCATTCTTCTCGAATCATTGTGGAGAAACTGTTGTACGTATTAATAATGCAATGAAAACAATGTCAACTGAAATATTAAATCTTTATCACATTACAAGAAGTCATAAGAATGAACAAATGTATGAAAATCTACCAGCAAGTTATAAATGTGCTCTCTACATTATTCATGGTCTTTATCTTCAAAAGAAAACGAAAGAAATAACTAATTAATTAAATGATAAGGAAACAATTACAATTTATGATGTGTATGAAAGCTTAAAGAAACTCGAAGGATTTAATCTCCGGAAACTTTTTGTAGATAGACTAAAAATGATGAATGAAGATGGTACGAAACTACTTCTTAGAACAAATTGTTTCTACACACTACTTGAAGGAAAATTACTAATGTAAAAACAAAATTCAAAATAAATATTTCTTTATAAAAAAACTTAATTTAAAAATCATTAAAAAAAATGATTTTTAATAAAATAAAAAGTTTATTAGTAAATAAAATTATTTTTGTTTCTTTGATGTTTTCTTAACTTTCTTATTTGAAGCATCATTTAATGATTTTTCATCATTTGATTTTTGTATATATTTTTTCCCTAGTAAGTAAATTTTATTTTCTAGTAATTCCATACGTCTAGAAACTTCATCCATTGCTTCAAAAATAGGTTCAATAGGTTTCTTCATTTCTTTTTTGTATGTGACTAAAATAGTTATTTGTTTAACCAATTCATTATATTTACTTGTTCCAGCAAATTCAATATCATCTCTTTCTTGTAATACAGATGTTATAATTCCACAGGTTGTATATGTTTCATGGTCGAGTATAATTTCAACATTTTTCAATGCTTCATCTTTGTATTGATTGACAATGTATTTATCATATAATTTCTTTTTCATATCATCTAATTTAAGTTTCATATATTTACAAGCCTTCCATAAAATTTCATATTCATCAAAAATACCATGAGATTCGATATAGAATGTTGAATCATTATCATTTAAATTATAATAGGCATTTCCTGCTGCTACCCAAATAACATTTCTTTCACCAATTCCTAAAATTGCTTTCATTCTACAACGAAAGATTTCTTGTGGTCTTAGTTTAATTAAAACAATTGGATATTTTTTATTATATGGTTGTTCTGTCAATTTTCCATCAATATAATATTGTATGTCATTCGTTGTCACATTAATTGTTTGATTTTCAGTATTAACAGCAGAAATATATATTTCAATATCTCTTTCTTTTTCATGTTTGGGTCTTTCAGAATCATTAAAATCTACATTCAACCAAAATTCTTCTGGAAGAAATGCCAAATCTAATTTTGTTTTTAGAATGGGAAGTTGTGTTAAGCGAATTTTCATCTGATCATTATTGAATATCGATGTATTTTGTTCAATTAGAATATGTTCTGATGGAAAAGCATATGTTGGAATATTATTAATAGCAATTCTTCTCAATGTATTTAATAATACATGATCAGCCGATTTTCCCTTAAATTTAAGTATCAAATGACTATAATCTAAATCGGTAGTTTCAGTCTTTTCAATTTCTTCTATTTCAACATCAAATTTAGCCGACATTTATAATATAATAATAAATAATACATTTTTATATATTTGAAAGATCAATTTTTTGTTATTTTCGAATGTATAAAACATTTTTATATATTTGAAAGATCAATTTTTTGATATTTTCGAATGTATAAAACATTTTTATATATTTGAAAGATCAATTTTTTTGATATTTTCGAATGTTCCGTTTATATAGTAATAAAATTTATCTACTAACAAAATATATCTAATAACAAAATATAATGTCAAATAACAAAAATATATTATTTTATAGTACCCAATGCAATTTATGTAAAACTGTAATTCAAATATTAAAACAAGAAAATATGGCTACATACTTCAATTGTGTATGTATCGATGATCCACAAATCAGAAGTCGTATGCCAAAAACAATCACACATATACCGACAGCAATTATTCCTTCAATGAATAAAATATTTGTCGGAAATGACATACTTCAATGGATTCAAACTCTTCGTATTTCACGAGCTCAACATTCAAATGTGTCAGCATCAAGTATACAACGACGTATGGATGTATTAAATCAACAACCACAAAATAATAAAAATAATCAAGATAAAGCACCACAAGCTACACCTCTAGGTTTCGTTACACAAGAAATGGCTGGTATTTCTGATACATATGCATACACTACTGTTGAACAAGCTCCTAGACATACATATTCTTCATATAACGAAATTGAAACAAAATTATATACTGCGCCACAAGAAGGTCATAAAATAACAATTAATAATCAAAGCAAACATATTCAACAAGCTGAACGCAAACGAAAAGATCAAGATGAAGTTATTAATGATATTTTCAAAAAACAATGTGAAAATATACATATATTAAATGCTAAACGTCAGGAAACAGAAAATTTAATTCAAAAAATTGTTGTTCAACAACAGCAAAATATCGATAATTTGTTTGATAAATAATAATCATGCGGAAACAAATAGTATAAAATATATAAAATTAACTATATACAATAACATATATAAAATGTCCAAAAATCAAATTGTTCAAGATTTTAACGTAATGCTAATTGAATTAGCTAATCAGATTACCAAATTATGTCCTCAATCTATTATAGCTAATAATTTAAATAATATTATCGATGTTACACAGAGATACCCTCTTAAAATTATGGAAATCTTTGTAATTTATGTTCTTAAATATAAGCCTCAAATAGATTCAGGAGATGAAAACTTCTTTATGAATAAATCATATGATGATGATCTAAAAGAAAATAATCAAATGGTTAGTAAAATATTTGAATTTAAAACTATATGGGTACAACTTAATAAATCCAATCGTTTAATCGTGCAACAATATATGCAATATTTATGTCAACTCGCATTGACATACATCAATTAAATTTAAAACTTTTTTTCTCTATTTTTCACTATGCGGTGAGAACATAAAGAAATAATATATATATTACAGTATATATTATGGAACATTCTAACGTATTAAAATATCAAAAAGGCTTCTCTGATGAACTTTTATCATTTATTTCATTCATCGATGAACTAATTCCAACCGAAAAAACTCAAATGATTATCAGTAAATATTCTAAATTAAATATAACAAAACTTCTTGCAAGATTTCATAAAATTATGCAACCATTAAAATCTCAAATCACATCACGTGATGCTACAATATTTCAACAACCATTATTTATAATTCCCGAATTTAATCTTTCATTCTTCCAAGAGAATCTTCCCGAAGCAAATAAATCACGTGTATGGGAAACCTTATCCAGACTATTAATTTATTGCAATATAGTTCTAGATAATTCACCGAAAGAAACTTCTGTTGCTCAACAAACAAATCAACAACAAAATAATCCTTTCTTCGGTGTTAAAGGAGGAGGAACTTTATCAGTATCTAATATTAAAAATTCTGTTGAACAATCTCAAATGGAAGAGAATCCACTGATGAAAATGTTAACTAGTAATCTAAATATTGATAAAAGTAAATTAAAGAATCTCGATGATGCCACAATTTCAAAAATGACAGCTGAAGTTAAAAATATGATTACACCACATGTTGATGGCGAAGTATCGGATTTAATTGATAATATGATTTCAAACATTGGTGATGAACTGAAAGAAGTTGATCTGTCGAGTGGTGAAATATTCCCGAAGATTCTTAATATTGCTGAAAAAATGTCTCATAAATTAGCATCTGATGCAGAAAATAATAAATTCTCTCATGAAAAATTACTACGATCATCAAAAGCTATTATGAATAAAATTGGTCTTCCTGAGGGTACAGATCTAAATAAATTGGCATCAAATCCAACTGCTTTACTATCAATGGTATCACAAATGGCTGCTGGTATGAATCCATCAAATATGACTGGAAATAATACTCCACAAGCAGCAGCAATGATTGATATGATGAGTAGTTTATTCAAAATGTAATTTGATTGCGTATGATAATTTATTTTTTTATAAAAATTCTATATATAATGTCAAATATATATATAGTTAAAGACGAAGACCATTTAGGTGAAATTTTATCAAATAATAAATTTAAAATAGTATTAACTGTTTTTACTTCCAAAATAAACGATAATAATTTCTCCCTTAAAAAATGGGTAATTTCAACAGCATCACAATTTAAAAATTCTATATTTTTATACATTGATGTGGATAATTTTAAAACAAATGGACTATTGGAAAGAATGGAATGTCCGATCAGTGTTTTAGCTACAA